GATTCCGCAGCCGGAAACATTAAGCCGAGCAAGGCCAAGAGCACAGAACGCATAGACGGCATCGTGTCGCTGGTCATGGCCATCGGGCTGTGGCAAACGGCAACCGCAGCCACGCCGGAACAGTCCTGGGACATCGTGACTCTATGAGCGAAAACGCCGCCGCCGACTTCAAGATGTTCGACCTGCGTGGCATTGACTGGCCCGAGGTGAGTTCCAGCCGCACGCCTTCCGGCATCCGCGTCAACGCTGACAACTCCATGGCGTGCTCGGCCTACACGGCCTGCATCCGTGTCATATCGGATGCGGTATCTGCCCTGCCGCTGCACATCTACGAGCGGATGGCCAACGGCGGGAAACAGAAGGCCACGAGCCATCCTGTCTATCGGCTCCTGCACCAGCAGCCAAACCCGTGGCAGACGGCTCAAGAGTTTCGGGATTGGATGACTGGCATGTATCTGCACTACGGTGCGAGCTACGCCGAGATCCGCCCAGGTGCTCGAGGTGCTGTGTCTGAGTTGTGGCCGCTGCACTCCAGCCGCATGGAGGCTGAGCGGCTGACTGACGGCACGCTGCGGTATCGGTACCGCGAGCCAAGTGGCCAGCAGACGATCTACAGCCAGGAGCAGATATTCGCCCTGCGATTCACGACCGAAGACGGCATCAAGCCGATTCCTACCTATAAGCTCTTTCAGAATGTGCTTGGTCTTTCGCAGGCTCTTGAGGCGCACGCCGCTACGTACTTTGGCAACGGGGCACGCCCTGGCGTAATCCTTGAAAGCAGCAACCCGATTCCCACAGACGCGGCCGAGCGACTGCGTGAGAGTTGGGAGCGAATGCACAGAGGCAGCGACCGAGCCTTCAGAACGGCTGTATTGCCTGCGGGCATTACGGCCAAAGAGCTAAGCAGCAGCAACGAGGCTGCCCAGATGCTGGAGAGCCGGGCATTCTCCGTGTACGAGTGCTGCCGAATCTTCCATGTGCCGCCCCATCTGATTCAGCAGCTGGATCGCAGCACGTTCAACAACATCGAGGTGCAGGGCACGGAGTTCGTGCAGCACTGCCTGCTCGGGCACTTGAAGCGGTGGGAAGCAGCCATCAGCCGTGACCTCATCGTTGATGATGAAAAGTATTTCGCTGAGCACAGCGTAAGCGGCCTGCTTCGCGGCGACCACGCGAGCCGGTCAGCGTATTTCGTATCGGCGCTCCAGAACGGCTGGATGACGGTGAACGAAGTGAGAGAGCTAGAGAACCTAAATCCAATCGGGCCAGAGGGCGACCAGCATTTCATCCAGTTGAACATGACCACGCTAGAAAAGGCGGGCGAGCCACAGCCGCAAGATCCGCAGCCGATGCCGCAGGACACGCCGGGCGAGCCAGCGGACGGAACGCCAGAAGACGATGCCGAAGACACGACTACCGCCCAGGAGGTGCCGACGAATGGAACTTGAGCGCCGCGACTTCGCCTTTGACGATACGGACGAGCTCATCGTTGAGCAGCGTGCTGACGGCCGGGCAGCCATCATCGGCTATGCCGCCGTCTACAACCGCATGAGCCTTGACCTTGGCGGGTTCAAAGAGGAAATCCTGCCGGGTGCTTTTGACAAGGTGCTGAGCCGCCAGCGTGGCAAGCAGGACGTGGTGGCCCTGTTCAACCATGACAGCAACATCGTGCTCGGTCGCACCTCAAGCGGCACACTGGAACTCTCCAGCGATAGCAAGGGGCTGCGGTACGTGGTCACTCCGCCCGTGAGCCGTGCCGACGTTCTGGAACTCATCGCCCGCAAGGACGTGGCTGGCAGTTCATTCGCGTTCACGGTTGGAAAAGACGGGGAAGCGTTCCGCACTGGCGACGGTGGCCAAGCCATCCGCCAGATCCGCGAGGTGAGCGGGCTGTATGACGTTGGCCCAGTGCTCACGCCTGCTTACCCGTCAACGTCTGCCAGCGTCGCCATGCGTTCCTACGAAGCATGGATTGCATCGCAGTGCGCCGAAGAGCCGGCAGTTCGGGCGGTTAGTTCGCGTTCGGCCTTGCGGGGCGTCGCCGCCGCCTGGGCTGCCACCTTAAGGCTCAAGAATGTCTGAGGCCCGCTGCACCTGCGGCGAGAAGTTGCGGACACGCTCAAGCCGCGCATGCGGCGAAGAGAGACAGCGTTACATGCGCTGCCCAAGGTGCGGCGCTCGCGGCGTGGTGTTTGTGAAAACAACACTTTCGGAAGTCCGGTTCTGCAAGAGGCCGGCACGCTAGAGGCACAGTGGAATCCATCGGCAATACCGCCGGCGGAGATATACCACGTGGACAACCTCAAGAAGCTTCAGGACGAGGCCGTAAACCTCGCCAACCGTATCGACGCCGTGCGTGCGATCGAGAGCACCGATGCCGACAAGATTGCCGAGCGCGATCTTGAACTCGAGGCGATGAACACCGAGGCCGGCAAGCTGGCCAAGCGGATCGACTTTGAGAAGTCGGTGGCCGAGTCGGCGAAGAATCTCCGCAGCGTGGTTGACCGCTGCACGCCGGCTCCCGAAGTGACCGAAGAGCGTAGCGAGAAGGTCCGCGTTGAGGCGGTGCCGTTCTCGGGCCGGCTCCGTGCGTTTGAGAACGCCAAGGACGCCTACTCGGTGGGCATGTGGTTCAAGGCGAAGGGCGGCGACGCCGACGCCAAGCGGTGGTGCCAAGATCACGGCGTTGAGGCTCGTGCCCAAGGCTCGACCGGCAGCACCACGGGCGCGGCTTTCGTGCCTGACGTGCTCTCCTCGACCGTCATTCGGCTCGTGGACCAGTACTCGGCCTTTGCTCAGAACGCCACCAACGTGGTGATGCCGAGCGACGTGCTGCTGTTCCCGCGACGGACGGCCGGTGCGACCGCGTACTGGATCAATGAGAACTCTGCCATCACTGCCAGCGACCCCACTTCCAATCAGGTCACTCTGACTGCGAAGAAGGTCACGGGTGCGGTGACGATTGCGAGCGAGCTCCTGCAGGACTCCATCGTGTCGATCGCCGACTGGATCGCTGCCGAGCTCGCCCTGACGCTCAGCAACGCCGTGGAAGAGGCTGCGTGGAGCGGCAACCCCAGCAACGCCCCAGCGGTTGCCGGGCTCGTCACGACCTACACGGGTGGCCTGCTGGCGGCGTCTGCTGCCACCTACGCCGCCTCGCTCGTGACGGCTGCCGGTGACACGCCCGACGAGGTGACCAAGGCCAACTTGCTGGCCATGATGGCCAGGGTTCCGCAGCACTCGCGTGCCGGTGCCAAGTGGTTCTGCTCGCCGTTCTTCTTTGCGGCGTGCATGCAGAACCTTGACTTGGCCCAGGGCGGTTCGGTGGGTCTGTCGCAGGGCATGGGTCCGACGTTCCTCGGCTCGGAGGTGGTCCTGACCGACCGCCTGCCGGCCGGTGCGGACTCGACGGGTGCCATCATGGCGCTGTACGGCAACATGGCCAACAGTTCCTACTACGGCATCCGCCAGGCCATCGAGATCGCCAGCAGCGATCAGGTGAACTTCCTCAGCGACCAGACGGTGATCCGCGCAGTTGCGAGGGTTGCAATCACCCATGCAAATCTGGGCACCGACACCGTTGCCGGCCCGATGATCGGGCTGGTGGGTGCGTGAGCCTAACGGCTTGACGAGTGTGCAATCTTGAGCGGGCGGCTTCCACAACGGGGCCGCCCGCTCTCTTTCTTGAGGAACGCATGCTAGTCAAAGTCGGTGGCACCGAAGTTGACATCAGGGTGGAGGCCGTGCTCTCCATGCCACGGCTCTCGTTCACGTCCAACCACTTCGCCTGGGCCCAGGCCCTGATGCCGCTTGGCATTCGCCCCACGATGGGCACGGGTGCGTTCTGGGATCAGGTGAACACTCGCGTGATGGAGCAGTTCATCGACTCGTGCGAGTACCTGCTGGCCATCGACTACGACACCTTTTTCACCAAGCAGGACGTTGAGCAGCTGTTCGCCATGGCGATGACGTTTCAGTGCGACGCCATCACTGGCATGCAGACCAAGCGTGAAGACGGCCGCCCGATGCTGACGCTTAAAGGCACGCTGGACAATCCGCCAGACGATGGGCACACGCAGGTGCCGAAAGAATGGTTCGCGGAGCCCGTGCAGGAAGTGGACACGGCACACTTTGGCTGCACCGTCATCAGTACGGCGGCACTCAAGAGAACAAAGAAACCGTGGTTCTGGAGCAAGCCAGACCCGCAAGGCGGCTGGAACGATGGGCGCACCGATCCAGACATCTGGTGGTGGCGAAACTGGCGAGAAAGCGGCAACCGCGTCTTCGTCTCGCCGCGTGTCGTTTTGGGCCACGGTGAATACGTGGTGACGTGGCCCGGCAAGAACCTTACCGCCCCTGTTTTTCAGTGGACTACCGAGTTCACGAACACGGGCAAGC